GAGGTTGGATCTGGTGGAAGCATTACGATTCCAGACGCAACCTTTTCCGCTGGTGATGTGGTGTCAGTGTTCAACAATACATCAGGAAGCGTGACCATAACCTGCACGATTACTACGGCGTACAAAGGCGGCACAGACTCAGACCAAGCAACAGTAACCCTTCAAACGCGCGGTGTGGCGACTATTCTGTTTATCAGCGGCACCGTCTGCGTGATTAACGGAAACTTAGCATGAGCGGAATACAGAATCTATTCGCGGCTAATTCGTTTGGCCCCCCTCCTGGACAGCAGGCATATACAACTGCTGGAACTTACTCTTGGGTTGCCCCCGCTGGAGTGACAAGTGTTTCAGTTGTTGCTGTTGGCGGTGGTGGCGGTGGTGGTGGCTGGAACGGCGGGTCTGCTATTGGAGGTGGCGGTGGAGGTCTTGGATATCGAAACAACGTATCGGTAATTCCAGGGAACTCGTATACCGTGGTTGTTGGAGTAGGCGGGACCGGTGGTGGGGGTAATTCAACCAACCAAACCGATGGTGGGGAAAGTTACGCTAATTGGGCAACTGTCAATGGTAGAGGCGGGACAAGAGGTAATGTCACGAGCGTGCCGGGCGGAACATACACAGGCGCTGGTGGCGGTAATGGCGGTGCAGCATCTACAACGGAAGGGCCTAATGGGCGACGAGGCGGTGGCGGTGGTGGCGCTGGTGGGTACGCTGGTAATGGCGGTATTGGTGGGCGGGGCACGATTCCACCTGCAAACGGAACTGCTGGATCTGGAGGCGGTGGCGGCGGTGGCGGCGAAGGTGGTTTTAACGGCAACTACTTAGCTGGCGGGAGCGGAGGCGGCGTCGGACTTCTAGGCCAAGGCTCCAACGGCACTGCCGGTATCGGAAGCGACACAGGTTCTGATAAAGGTGGTGGTGGCGGTAGCGGTGGCGCGAATGGTAGTGGCACTAGTTATGGTGGTGTTGCTGGCGGTGCTTACGGCGGTGGTGGAGCTGGAGGTGGAAATGCAAGCGGTACGGCTTTTTCTGGCGGTAACGGTGGTGTAGGCGCAGTCCGTATTATTTGGCCCGGAACTACACGTCAGTTTCCAAGCACCAATACGGGGAATCTGTAATGAACTTATACATTCGTCTCAAGAACGGACAGCCATTTGAGCATCCTATTTTGGAAGACAATTTCCGCGCCGCTTTTCCACATGTAGACCTTAATAATCTTCCAGATTGGGTTGCAAAATTTGAACGCATTCCACAACCAACACCAGGAGTGTATGAAGTTTACGAAGGCGTAACTTACGAGCGCGATGGCGATACATTTAAAGACGTGCATCACGTTCGTGCAATGACTGCAGAAGAAAAGACTGCAAAACAAAATGAGATTAAGTCTGCCTGGGTGGAATACCCAGGATGGGCGTCTTGGACCTTTGACGAAGAAACATGCTCATTTAAACCGCCTGTTTCGCGCCCAACCGACGGCAAACCATATCAATGGGACGAACAAACTGTGTCTTGGGTAGAAATTAAACCGGAGTAAACCATGGCAGAGAAATGGATTCAGAAAGCGGTGAAGAAGCCCGGTGCGCTGCGTAGTGCATTAGGCGTTAAGGCTGGTAAAACCATCCCTGCCAAGAAGTTGGCTGCAGCCGCTAAAAAGCCAGGTAAGTTAGGTTAACGCGCTCGACTGGCGCAGACTTTGAAGAAGATGAAGTGACATGTTAGAAACCCTACTTGGCGGCGTATTTGGTGGCATCCTCCGGTTAGCTCCGGAGGTGTTTAAACTCTTTGACCGGGCTAATGAGCGTAAGCATGAGTTGGCTATGGTTCAGGCAGAGATGGAGTTTGCCAAGATCCGGGGTGAGATTGCCATGCGCCAAGTAGAAGCCGCTATGACTATGGCTGAGATGGACACAATGGCAGAAGCGTTCAAGGAGCAAAGCCGCACCGCCACTGCAGCCGGAAAAGCTGTAGCGGCAATCTCTGCCTTGGTCCGTCCCATGATTACTTATGCTTTTGTGGGTACGTACTTTGCGGTCAAGCTGGCTTCATACCTACTGGCAATAGATCAAAACGGTGACTGGAAAGAAGTGCTGGTCAAGATGTGGACACAAGACGATGTGACCATTATGTTTATGATTATTTCGTTCTGGTTCGTTGGGCGGGTTTATGACCGGGCCAATCGGTGAAGCCCTGACCGTGGCTGCGGATTTATGTCGGCACTTTGAGGGGTTCAGTAGTAAACCCTATGTCTGCCCGGCTGGGTACCCAACGATAGGCTACGGAACCGTCTACAAGCCAGACGGAACCACGGTAACTATGCAGGATGCGCCCATAACCAGGGAAACCGCTGAAGAGTGGTTACTGCACGAACTAAAGAACAACTACATGGCAGGAGTGCTTAAGGCATCTCCCAAGCTGATTACAGAACCAATGGCTCTTGCCGCCATGACTGATTTTGCGTATAACTTAGGTGTAGGACGCTATCGCGGATCGACGCTGCGTCGTAAAATAAACGAACAGAATTGGGACGGGGCTGCAGAGCAGTTGATGCGATGGGTGAACGGCACTGTTCAAGGCGTCTTTGGTCCGCTGCCTGGGTTAATACGTCGCCGCAAAGCTGAAGCTAAATTACTGTGAGCTGACCATGGCCTTTATAAAATTACAGTTTCGACCGGGCGTTAACAGGGATCAGACCAACTATACCAACGAGGGCGGTTGGTTTGCCTGCGACAAAATCCGGTTCCGTTCGGGGTACCCCCAGAAGCTAGGTGGCTGGCTTGCCACTACAACCCAGACATTTGTTGGTGTCTGTCGCCAGATGTTTGGTTGGTTCACCAGCTATAGCGATAACTTATTAGCCATGGGTACCAGCAAAAAAGTTTACATAGAAGTTGCTGGTAACTATTCCGACATCACGCCACTTCGGGCTACTACGGCTCCCGGTGCGGTAACTTTTGCTGCCGATACTGTTGCGCCTTTTAGCAGTACGATTACCGTCACGGATATGGCCCACGGTGCTGCGGCTGGGGACTTTGTAACCTTTTCTGGCGCATCTGGGCTAGGCGGCGCAATTACAGCAGGCGTCTTAAATCAGAACTACGAGATCGCGCAGGTACTCACAACTGATACATATACAATCATTGCCAAAAGCCCAGTTACGGGTTTACCCGTAGAGTCAAACGCATCTGATACGGGCGATGGTGGTCCTGCTGTTGTAGGTGCCTATGAGATTCCTATTGGGTTTGATGTAACTACATATGGCTATGGTTGGGGTGTTGGCACTTGGAGCCGTAGCGCTTGGGGGTCAGGTACTGAGACTCCGCTTGTGCAGTTGCAGCGTGACTGGTGGTTTGACCAGTTTGACAATGACTTAGTGATGAATATCCGTAATGGAGGTATTTACTACTGGGTACGCGGCACTACTGTAAATCCCACAACTGCCTTGGCTACCCGTGCGGTGGCGCTATCTTCTCTACCGGGAGCGAGCGATGTTCCTTCAGAAGCTATGCAAGTTCTTGTATCGCAGAACGACAAACATCTTCTGGCCTTTGGTGCTACCCCTTTTGGGGGTGGTGCTTTCGATCCTCTTCTCATTAGATGGGCGAATCAGGACGATCCTGCGAACTGGACGCCAACCCCAACTAATTCCGCTGGATTCCTCCGAGTCTCGCGTGGGTCTGCGATTGTTCGGGCGTTGGCGGTTCGGCAGGAAATCCTAGTCTTTACAGAATCTCACCTGTACTCTCTGCAGTATCTGGGTACCATTGATGTGTTTGGCCTTCAGGAATACGCCGATAACATCTCAATCATCGGACCGCGGGCGGTTATTTCTGCCAATAACGTGACCTATTGGATGGGTCAGGATAAATTCTTTGCCTACTCTGGACGGGTTGAAACGCTCCCCTGTACACTGCGTAACCATGTGTTCAACAACCTGAACTACAACCAGACTGATCAGATTATCTGCGGCACAAACGAGGGGTATCACGAAATTTGGTGGTTCTACCCAAGCGCAAATTCAAATACAGTCGACAAGTATGTGGTGTACAACTACATGGAAAACGTCTGGTTTTATGGTGATATGCCTCGTACGGCGTGGCTAGATAATCCTCTGCGAACTTACCCTCAAGCTGTAGGCTACGAAAACCTGCTTTTTGATCATGAGCGTGGAGTCGATGCTAACGGATTGCCGATGGAAGCGTACATCCAGTCTTCAGACTTTGATCTGGCTGATGGTGATCAATTTATGCTCAGCCGACGGATTATCCCAGACGTTAATTTCAGCGGGTCTACGGCTAATACCCCAGAGGTAACCTTTGCAATCCGACCCCGGAACTTCCCAGGATCAACCTATCAGCAGGATGTGTTTGATGGGCAACCGGTAGTAGAAAGTTCAGTCAACGTCTACACCGACCAGGTGTTTATTCGAGCACGTGCCCGCCAGATGGCCTTGAAGGTAAGTTCTGAAGACCTTGGAGTTACATGGCAGTTAGGTAGCCCACGTCTTGATGCTAGACCGGACGGACGCCGCTAATGGCAATGGAGAAGTTCCGGGCAGCACCGCTGCCTGTGCCTACCAGACAGTACGATCAGCAGTACATGACGCAGCTCGTGCGTATTCTGGGTTTGTATTTCTCTCAGCTTGACTCTCAGACGCCGAACCAAGCCAACTCGTATCGGGCGCTGCAGTTTATAGGTGGTAATTTTACTGGTGAGTCAGTTACGGCTAACGATGTGACGGCTGGCACATTTACCGGCGGGTCGATGGATGCCGAGTATGGAGACTTCACGACGCTTGTAGGCAATCTAATTCGGTCTGGCTCTTTCCAAGGGGGTGTTGGCGTATTTGACAACATCACTGCATCTCAGGCTAATGCGTCCCTATTTACTGGATCAGGTAGGCAAATAAATTTCCCGCACGGAGCGTTTTCTAGCAGTTTAAATCAGGCGGATGGAAACATAGCTACGGCTTATGCCATGACTTATGACACTACGGATTACTCCTATGGGGTCAGCATTGGCAGTCATACAACCACATTTACCGGATCAATTGCTACAACGACTTTGACGGTTACAGCCAATAGTGCTGGATCTATTTTGCCGGGGATGATTATTACCGGGACTGGGGTTTCTGCTAATACATACATTATTACCCAGCTAACCGGAACGCCCGGAGGTGTTGGAACCTATTCCGTAAGCGTGTCTCAGACAGTAAGCAGCACCGTAATTACTGGAAGCAGGGCGTCAAAGTTAGTGGTTACTTACCCCGGAAGGTACAATATTCAGTTTAGCGCCCAGTTGGTAAACACCGATTCGCAGATTCACGACATAGACATTTGGTTTAGAAAAAACGGGGTTTTTAGCTCATCTGCTGATATAGCGAATAGCAACAGCCAGTATTCGGTTCCAAACAAACACGGAAGCATTGATGGCCACTTAATTGCTGCCCTAAACTTTTTTGTTGACTTAGCGGCAAATGATTACATAGAAATTATGTGGCATACCTACAATACAGCCACAACTATTCAAGCTCTCCCCGCGGTCTCAGCGTCTGGCACAACCCCGGCTATCCCGGCCACCCCATCAATCATAGCCACAGTAGCTTATGTTTCTGCCCCCGTAGCGGCTTTAACCCGTGTAACGCCGGTTGGGGTACCCGCCAGCGGCGAAGTTGGCACCGTGGTTACAGCGGTTGTAACCCCTTGACAGTTCTAGGATAATCCGATCATGTCTAAATCTTCCGCTTACGGACTAGCGTCCCTAAAAAAACAACCCAAACGGTTTGTTACCGGCGGGGAAATTATCGGCATTTACGAAGACCTGTTTGGTCGCCGTCCAGATGACGACGGGCTTAAGTACTGGACCGAAGCGTTACAAGGCAAAACACGTGCTGAAGCATACGCCCAAATTGGTGGCGCTGCTGGTGGTCAAGACGTTAAAGAAGTTGACAGTAAAGAAATTGCTGAGAAAGCAATTAAAGCCGCTTACGAAGAGCAGCTTGGCCGTAAAGCTGATGACGCAGGTTTAAAGTACTACACAGACAAAGTACTTGCTGGCGAAGCTGATATTAATAAAATTAGCGCCGATCTTGATCGTTCAACTGAAGGCTACAACTACGACGCTGAGCGCCTTGTCAGTTCATACCGGCAAAACTTTGGACGTGACCCAGATCAAGCGGGTTTTCAATATTGGATGGGTGAAGAGGACAAAGCTTCCTCTGGCATTGGCGCGTTAAGCGACGCGTTTCGTGCAGCTGCTTCTGGAAAAGATATTGCCGCTGCAGCCGCTGCTCCTGAAGGTGGGTATACATCAATGGATCTCGAAGCACTCCGCGCTGATCCATACGCAGGTCTGTATGCTTCTGAAAACCCATATTTATTTGATCTATCGCCTGAGCAAAGAGCTAATCTGGTTAACGTATCTCAGACTCAAGCTGGGCAATACATTCAATTCACAAACCCAGTTACAGGACGTCCTGTAATTTCTCGCGCTAATCCAGATGGTACGTTTACTAGCATTTCTGGAGACGATGTTCTTCAAGCGGCTAACGTCCGTGGCGCTATGAATTTAGCGCTTAGTTCTGGCGCATTAACTCAGGCAAAATATAATGAGATCGAATCCAAGATCCTTAACGCTCCTGCTGGCACTACGATGCCTTGGAGCGAGATCTATTCAACGCTCAGTGCTCCACAGGCTCGCGTTATTCTCAATAACATGGGTATTCAGATTGGCGAGGATGCGGATCCGGTCGCGGCGTTAGCTGAGTCTTCTGCCCGTAACGAGCTGGTCACGCAGTCAATTATTCAAAATGGTTTGACGCTTGGCACAATCCCTTCTACTCGTTTAATTGGGCAGACAGCACAGGCTACTGGGCAAGCGTATCCGTTTACTGAAGAAGCTATGCGTGCCGCAGTGCCGCGTAATATTTTTTATACGCAAGATACGCTAAATAACTTAGGCACTCGTTTAGGAAATGCGCCTCCTGTCACACGGCAGAGCCTTACGCCTGAGTTCTTTGGCGTAACACCGGGAATGACTAAGAAAGAAGCTGACGATATTTTAGCAATTCGTCCTTCCGGACCAGCGCCGTTACCAACGCCATTCCAAACGTATGCAGATCGTCCTTTACTTGGCGGTGCTGCTCCTGGCGCACCTAATATTCTTGGTATTGCTGCTCCTGCACCTTATGCTGGCGTGCCTGCAACACCTCCACGTCCTGCACTTAATGTGTCTCCGGCTGGGCAAGCAGCGGCAGATGTTCGAGCCACGTTAGAAGCGTCTCAAAACTATCTTGATCCGCGTGATTTTGTTCCGGTTGATAGGTTTAATCCGTTTACTGCTGTCGTTCCAACTACCCCCGGCACTACGGTAATAACACCAACCACACCAACTACTTCTACTACACCAGGTACAACAGCCGGAGGAAGATCTAACGAACCCGGTTCTGAGTATGAAGGCAGACAGGGCGGTTATGTTGGAATGGCTGATGGCGGTATTGCTGGTTTAGCTCAGAAAGTTCAGAGTGCTGGTCGTGGCGACGATACTATGTTGGTCCACATGACGCCTAACGAAGTTGCTGGACTTCAGGCGTTGGCTATGCAGATGGGCGGCTCGGGCACGATTAACCCTTATACCGGTTTGCCTGAGTTTGGTTGGCTGGATAAGGCTTGGAAGAATTTCCTGAAACCTGTCCGCAAGGTGGCTCGCGGTCTTGGCCCAATTGGTACGATTGTTGGCGCCTACTTTGGTGGTCCAATTGGCGCAGCGCTTGTTGCAGGTCTTCAGAATAAAGAAAAGACATTTGATTTTGGGCGTGCTGCAACTGCAGCCGCTGCTACGTATATTGGTGGCAAAATTGTTAGCGGTGTAGGTGGAATGACCGGTGCTGAAGGTGTAACTCCTCCTGTTGGTGGGGAAGTTGCCGGTGCCGCTCCTCCTGTTAGCGCTCCTCCTATTGGCGGTGAACTTGCTGGAAGTGCGCCTGCTGCTCCAATCTCAGATATCTCCTTTCCTAGCAGTTCAGTACCTGCTGGCGCTCCCCCCGATTTAGGTAGCGCCATGTTTGATATTGCTAAAGAAGGCGCTAAAGCTGTTGGCATCGACACCCCGGCTAAAGCACTTTTTGCTGGCACACAAGCTGTATCAGCAATTAAAGGCTATCAAGACCAGAAGAACTACGAAGAAGACTACGCCCGTGCCTTGGCAGAGGAAGAAGAGCGTCGTCGACTCCAACGTGAGCAAGCCTACGCAACTATGCGGCAGTACCCGATTAACTTTGGTGCTGAAGGCGGCGTGATGGTGACAGATGAGCCGGGCGAAGATTTAGCCGCTGGCGGTCTGAAAGAAGGCAGCTTCATTGTCCCTGCTGACGTCGTTGCGCACCTTGGTAACGGCAGCACAGATGCTGGACTTAAAGCTCTGGCTAAAAAATACGGGGCTAAGCCTATTAAAGGTCCCGGAGATGGAATGAGCGACTCCATCCCAACGCACATCGAGGGCAGACAACGCGCCCGCGTAGCGGATGGTGAAGCAATTATTGAGCCGATGGTTACACAGAAGGTCGGTGCCAAGAACCTTTACGCAATGATGGACAAGGTTCGCAAGGCTCGCACAGGTACAACCAAGCAAGGTAGAGAAATTAACCCAATGCGCTACATGCCCGCGTAAGGAACAAACATGCCCACGCAAACCGTAAGTACAACAAGTGACGTCCCAGCCTTCCTAGAACCGTATTACACGGGCGCACCACAGGTCGGGCAACCCGGCCAAGCTGGCTACAAAGCTGCTGTTCCGGGGCTTATTCCCAAAGCCTACGAGTTTTATAGCAAACCCTACCAGGAAGTCTACGGTCAAGGGCTTCAGGCGTTAGGTCTTGAGGGTGCTGGTCGTATTGCCGGTATGTCTCCGTATCAGGCACGTGTTGGTCAAGAGCTTGGCGCTATGACTACGCCTGGTCAGTTTGGCGCGGCTACTCAGTACGGCATGGGTGCAGGTGATGTTTACGGCGCGCTATCTGGTCTGCAGGCTCCTACTGTTGGTATTGGAAGCATTACAGGTCAGGGCATCCTTGGCGCTTACATGTCGCCGTATCAGCAGGCTGTTACGGATATTCAAAAGACATCAGCAATTACTGACGCTCAGAAAGCTCAGTTGGCACAGAATCTTGCAGCATCGCGTCAAGGCACATATGGTGGCGCACGTCAGCTTCTGGCTACTACCGAGCGCGAGAAAGCCCTTCAGGGTCAGCTTGGCAACATTCAGGCTACGGGTCTACAGAACGCATATCAGCAAGCGCTGGCTCAGTTCAACGCTGAAAATCAGTTGGGCTTCCAAGCACAGCAGGCTAACCAACAAGCGGCTCTCCAAGCAGCCCAACAGCGTTTAGCCGCAGGTCAAGGTCTTGCTGGTCTGGCCGGTACGATGGCGAACATTGGCGTTGGTCAACAGGCCGCTGACATTGATCGTATTAAGACCATGGGCGCGTTTGGCGACCTCCAGCGTGGTATTAGCCAGCAGCAACTTGACGTTCAGTACGCAGATGCCATGCGTCGGATGCAGTACCCCGAGTCTCAGATTCAAGGTATTTCTGGGATTCTTCGTGGCGTACCGCTTACAGATACTACGCAGACTGCGGTTACTCCTCCGCCTAGCTTTGCTAGTCAGCTGGCTGGTCTGGGTCTCTCTGGCCTTGGCCTTTACAACATGATGAATCCTAAGTAAGGGAAACCAAATGGTAGCTCCTATGATTCCCGGACGTCCCATGGCTGGTATTACCGCTGGGAACCCTGATTTTATTGACACGCAGCGTCGTATCAGCCAGCTCGATAGCAATGTTGACCCTAAAAAAGATGAGTTGGCGCAGTACCTGATAATGCTGACTCAGCAAAACAAGGTTGGAACTCCTGAATACTTTATGGCTGCAGGCGAGTACGCTGAACGGGAAAATACGCGTAAAGAGCAGCAGGCTAAACAAGCAGATCAACCTCCAGTCATTAACAGACTTATTGCTTCTGCTGCCCAAGAAACCGCCATGAACCGTGGTGTGGCAGCAGTTCCAGCTCCTAATGTAGGTGGCTACGCCCCTGGCGGTATCGTTGCGTTTTCTAATGGCGGTCAGCCTTCTGTTGGTCCTGCCATGATGTCTACAATAAAGCCAGGCCCCGGCGTTTCGTTCTCTCAAGCTTTCCCCGGTGCCGCAGCTACTACGGCTTCGCGCATGCCGGGACTGTTTGGTCGAATTGGCGCGTTGACTCTTGGCCCGTTGGGTGCATTTGAAGCAATGACCGGCCCTTCTGGAGATGATATTGATCGCCTGAAAGAGTTTGAGCGGGCTAAAGAAATTCTCCGTAGCGCTGGATTTACAGACAAAGACATTAGCGCTTTGCCTTCAAAAGATGTTTACCGTATGGCCTCCGGCTATGGGTACAAACCGTCTCAACCGGATGTAAGAACAGCAGGCGCACCAACGCCAGTTCCAGTACCCGCACCCGCTCCAGAAGCGCCTCCTCCTGCACCTGAAGCTAAACCTCCAGGTATTAGCGCTTTGTTGCCGTCTACTAGACCCGACTATGGCAGTTTAATGGCTAATGTTAAGTCCATGACTGGCAACATAATGGGCGCTGCACCTACGGTACCAACTGATCAAAGCGCGCTTACTTCTGAGAAGAAAATGTACGAGGAAGCTGGCGTTGATTTTGGCCTGTTTAAGAGACAAATTGCTGAGGAGCGCAAAGCTCTGGAGGCATCTAAAGGTGATCGCACTGAAGCGGCTAACCTACGCCTTATTGAAGCCGGTTTGGGCATCCTTGGCGGCGAGTCTCCCCATGCCTTCGTCAACATCGGTAAGGGCGCATCTCCTGCCGTTAAAGGTTTTGCTGAGGACATTAAAGAGCTTAAGAAGATCGAACGCGATCGCAACAAAGCCATTCGTGATCTTGAAATTGCGGATAACCAGCTTGCCCAAGGTCTTGGCAAGAGCGCTTCTGATCGTAAGGCTAAGGCTGAAAAACGTCTTGATGATTACAACGAGCGTACTGCTATGATCCAGTCTCAGATGGCTAACACCCTATTTAGCAATGAGATGCAAGCCTACCTCAAAGGGCTGGATATTCGTTCTACTGAAGGGTATCGTACTGAAGCACTTACCCAGAACAAGATTGCTGCTGCGCAAGAGACTGCCGCAAAGATAATGAACAGCGATAAGTTCTCTGGATTGAAGGCTGGCTCACCAGAATACGAAGCTGCATTTAACAGCCTTGTTCAAATGTTGTTGCGCCAAGGTAAACCAGGAGAAAGTGCTGCAGGTACTAGACCAAACATAGCTGGTCGATTTGATGCGCAAGGTAACTTAATCAAGTAAAGGCATACCATGGCTGTTTACGCCCAGTTAGCAGATGGACGACTGTTAGAGTTTCCTGATGGCACATCTCAGGAGGTAATGACAAAAGCCGTTAAACGCTTTTTAATGACTGAAAAAGGCCCCGAGACGGGCCTTGGTTCTAAGCTAGTTGGGGGTTTTAAGCGTACCGTTTCTGACATTCAGACGGGCATTGAGTCTCTCTACGATCCGGAAGGCGCTGCGCGTCGAGGGCTAGAAAGACAGGAAGAACTTGGACTTCAGTACGCTCCTGGTACGGACCTTGAAGCCGTAAAGAAAGCCTATGCTGAGCGTGGGTTGTTTCCCGCTGCTGGTGAAGTTGTTAGTCAGATTCCTGGCGCAGTTGCTGAACAGGTTCCCACTATTGCTAGTACGTTAGCCAGCGCCCGTGCTGGCGCTATGGCGGGTCGTCGTTTTGGCCCTCTTGGTACTCTTATTGGTGGTGCTGCTGGTGCAGCCACACCTACTATGGCGCAGCTTTTTGGCGCTAACTTACAGCGTCAGGCTGAAGAAGGTCAGGAAATATCCAGAGGCCGTGCCGCTGCAGCAGCCGTTCCGGGTGCAGCTCTTGAAGTTGCATCTACCTTCATTCCGTTGGGCGGCAAGGTTATCAGCAAGATTCTTGGGCCGGGTGCAGAGGAGCTTCTTGCCCGTGGTGGTTCAAAGATCGTAGAAGAAGGTTTAGTTAAAACTTTAGCTAAAGGCACCGCTGTTGGTGTCATGGCTGAAATCCCAACTGAAGTTACCCAGCAGATGCTTGAGCGTCTGCAAGCAGGTTTACCTCTAACTAGCCAAGATGCTCTAGCTGAGTACGGTCAGGCTGCATATGGTGCCGGTCTTGTGGGTGGTCCGTTTGGTGCCGTTGGTCGTGTCGGTCAGCGCTCTGTTGCTCGGGGTGAGCAGGCTGATGAGTTGCGTGAAAAACAGCGCCTTGAGTCTGAGATTGCCGCTAAAGAAGCTGCCGCAGCAGAAGAAGCCGAGACTGCCCGTAAAAAATCCCCTGAATATCGCATTGAGCTGATCGGCAAAATCAACGAAGCAGAAGACCGGTTAAAGCAAGTAGAACCAATTGCTAAAGATAAATCTGCTGATCCAGATGTTCGCAACGAAGCTATTGCAGAAGCTAAACAGCTTAAAGAGCAACTGAAAAAGCTAAACGAAGAAATGAAAGCTTCCATGAAGGAAGCCGGATTAGCGCCCACACTTAAGGAAGCTATTGCTCAGAAGCCTCGTGAAATGCCTGTAGTTGACGAGTTTGGTAATGTGGTTAAGCCAAAAGGTGCGCCGTTAACCGAGGAAGAGTACGGGCAAAAGCTTGACGACGCCGCTACCAAATGGAACGAAACACGCGAAAAGATTTTTGAATTACGAGCTAAAGAAGAAGCTCGTCAAGCTGCTGAAAGAGATAAGTACAGCGAGCAGGTAACAAAGAGCATTAAAAATTACCTCACCGGACTTGATGAGCTGGACGAAGCTAACCTTGAACAGCGCACAAAGCTAGAGTTAGAGAAGCGTGAAAAGGGCGAAAAAGAAGCGCTGCAGCAGCGCGCGCTAGATCGTACCCAGCGGATTGTTAATGACTTTGGTTTTCACATACTAGGGTACAGCATTGACCCTGAAGTTCTTCGTCTTAAAAACGAAATTGAAAATCTTAGCCGTCCTGAATCCATTGCAGCGGCTCCTGACCGTGATGCTCGCCTTAAACAAATTGATGATTTAAAAGCTGAGTTAGATAAAGCTCAGCAAAATGCGTCGCCTACTAGCCGCGAAGGTCTACGGCGCTTGATCGACGAGGGGCGTGTTAGTCGTGATGTCACAAACGCATTAGGCATTAAAGGGTTGGGCGGGCGCACTGTATCTGCTACAGATGCGTTACCAAAAATTGAAGCACGTATTAACCAGCTAGAAGCCCAACGCAAAGCTTTAACTGCGTCAGAAAAGCAACTGATAGATGGCAATAACGAGCTTACACCTGCTGGACAAAAGCTTGTTGCAGTAGATGTTCAACTAAACGAGTTGAAGCGGCTTCGTACTGTCGGTCAACAGGCAGAAGAAACCGGCGTTGAGAAAGGTGTTGGCGCTTCTGTACGGGAAGCTTTCTTAGGAAAGGCACCTGCTTTAGCTGACGACATTGATCTGACTGTCCCCATCACGCCATATATTGCAGAGCAATACAGAAAAGAAGCTGAAAAAGCTAACGTGCAGGCCACCGGAGCATATTCCGACATGGCTATGTTGTTGGACGACTACCAAAAAGGCAGATTCTTTGGTGAAAAAGGGGCGCAGCGTGACATAGAAGCTGCCAGCTACACACGTGAAGGCCTTCTCAGAGAAACAGAAGAAGCTCGTAAACGCGTTATTGACAATTTAATCCGTGAGATTTCTTACCAGCGGTTAGCCGAAAAGAGACCTGCTTTCACTCGTGACGAAGCTATCAAGGTTGCGTTTGACGTTAACAATATCCTGGAAGAGCTAGTCAACCGTGGAACCGCACTCCCCAGTGGGCAGTTCTTAGAAATTGTCGGGCAGCGCCCTGCACAGATGCGCGGTGATAAGATTGTTAAAGCCGCTGAGCCTATCGCCCGAGACAGCCGTAATTTGAAAGACCGCCAGTTTGGTGCTCCTGCGCAGGCCGTAGAAGTATTAGCGGAGAGTATTAACCAAATAAAACAGCAAGCTATTGCTGCCTCTGTTCGTGCTGTCCGCGCTGACAAAGAGACGCTGCAGCTTCGTAAAACTCCTAGAGAAGCGCAGCCTGATCTGGTTAAAGACCTTGATCGCGTCCTCCGCATGGAGGATCTGCAGCCTGAAGTTCGGGATGTTCTTGAGCAAGCTCAGCGCCGGATGGAAGAGGGCGGCATTAGCGTTGAGCTAGAAGAGCTTCTTGATGAGCAGGTAGGCCGCATACTGCGTGGCACCGACAAGCCGTTTACTGTTGAAGCGTTCCGCACCGCTGATGTAACCAAGCCAGCCGGTAGACGCGCTATGGCGGCACGGGCAGATGTTAACGCCCCCCTTATCGACGATATTCAAAACCGGATGCGTATTGATTCTGAACTGGCTCAGTATGCACAGGGTGAGCAACGTACGCTTGTTCCTCGTGGAGAAGGTTTTGCCGAGGTTGATGTTCAGGGTAGCTTGTTTCCAGAAACAGAAGCTACGGCTCGCGCCACTCCCGCTCAGTTTCAGCGTTTACAAAAGTCTGGGAAAGTACGGAAAGAGCAGAAAAAGGTTGCTGAAGCTAAACAAAAAACCGAAGAAACCGAACGTGAAATTCGTGCAGCTGCACGGGCTGTAAAAGAAGAACTGCGTCCTGAAGCTATACAAAGCAGAAAGCGCGATCTTCTTGGGCGTATTCAACAGTTGATGCAAGAAACAAAGCAGAAAATTGAATCTGCTAAGTTTGAAACTCCCGATAAGCTTATGGAGAAGGTTAAAGAAGAACCTGCTCGGGCTTTGTTAAGCCGCATCGAGATAGCGGCTAAGGATTTAAAAGCTGAAGATGCTGAGTTTGAAATGTCTACGGAAGGTCTGCGCCTTACCTGGGTTCCTGACTCAACGCTTAACGCATGGGCGCGGCTAGATGAGAGTATTGCTAAAGAAGCTAAGAACATTAAAGAACTAGAACGCTTGGCAGCTAACGCCGAGAAAGGTTCTTTGGAGCAACGTAAAGCACAGGCACTGGCTAAGCAGCAACGTGTTGCTGTGCAACAAGTACTTACGGCTCGTAAAAAACTAGCTGAACAGTATGCGGATCGTCAACGTGCTTTAGAGACACGTATTCAGTCAGGGCTTGGTTTACCTGGACGCAGAGTTACTGTTGAGCAAAGACCGACAAAGCGCAAAAAGACCAAGGAAGAATACGCCGCTGAAATGAAGGCGTATAAAGCGTTGCCCGCTAAAGAGCGTGAACTTACCCAAAAACCCACTAAGTTTGAAGCTGGTAGCGCACGACAGGCAAAAGTTGTTCCGATTAAATCTAAGGAGCAACTGGATAAAGAAATTGCTGCGCGTCGCCAAGAACAGCTTGATGATATCCGCCGCCGGGCTAAAGTTGGTTCAGTTGAAACAGTAGTTCAGAAAACCAAAGAAAAAGAACTAGACGCTAGACGGGCATTTAATGACGCTAAAGCTAAGCGTGATCTTTTTGAGTTAGCTGTTAAGAAGGGCGAAGCTAAAAAAGACCCGGCAAAGCTAAAGCGACTGAATCAACAAGTTGAAACAGCTAAAAACAAGCTCGACGATATACGTAGCGATTTACGGTTGATGACTTCTGGGGACATCGAGAACATTGTTCGTCAACCCAGCCGTGGTCCGATTGGTGGTCCGGTTCAGTGGTACGACAAAAAGTTTACGCCCGATCAGATGCGCAGCATGTCTGGTCTTGGTATTGATACGTTTAGCCCAAGAAGTTTTTCGGTCGATGACTCTATCGACTTTGCTGTGGGTGAAGGTCAGGGTGGCGGTATTGACCAAGCTGCGGCTGATAAGCGCATGGCTGAGGTTGAGAAGAAGCTCCCCGCAGGTATTAAGTTCAAGTACTTTCCCACCATGGAGAGCGTCACCGTTGACATCCTCCGGGAAATGTCTAAGCAGGGCGTTGATATTTATAACACCTACATCCGTGGCGGTGTGAAGCCGGATGGCACCGTGTTTGTTATCGGCGGGAATCACGTTGACATGGTAGATCTGGAAAAGACTATCGCGCACGAGTTTGTCGGCCACTTTACTTTCGAGGGTATGCTCGGTCCTGACGGCATGAAGAACCTGCTGGGTCGGGTAGATAAGTCTCTGGGTGGTGTGTTTAAGCTGGCCGATACGCTCGGCGTAGCCGAAGATGCCCGTAATGCCTACGCTGCCGGTCTGAAGTATGGCCTTAGCCCCAAGGATGCTGAAGTAAAAGCCTTGAAGGAAGTCATCGCCTACACGATGGAGAAGCGGGTTGACTCGAAATTCTTGGAGAAAGCTAAGCGCTGGATTCAGGAAATGGTTGGGGCTTTCCGTGCGTTGCTGAAGAAGATGGGTCTGCTGGATGCCGCAAGCCTGTCAACGTCTGACCTCTTCTACATGATGAAGCAGGCCAATAAGTACTTCGAGGAAGGCAAGCCAATTGCCTACAAGAGCGCAGACGGCGACATTAGCTTCCGGGCTATTGAGCCTAAGTACGGCGCTGGCATGGAAGATCTTGGCGCTCTGGCAGATAAAGTTGTCGGTAGCCAGAAAGGTTTTGTTGACAAGATTAAAGCCAACACCATGGGATTGGCTGGCCGCGTGCAGTTTGTTGACCGTTGGGCCGCACTGGAAGAAGCCGTTAAGCGTGGTGTTGACAAGGGCATTATCGACTCCCTGAAGGCTGGGGATGTCATGTACTTTGCTCGAATAGCAGACCAGCGCCATGCGCTGACATCTGAGGTAGCAACTAACGGAAACCTTAAACTAAAAGAAGTCAAGCGTCCTGACGGTAGGATCGAAAAGATCGTTGAATCTGAGCGTAGCGCAAGCCTGAAAGATGTTGCTGAGGCGTTGCAAAAAGCTAACGTGGGCGATGCTGACGCTACTAACCGTTTATTCACCCTGTATCTGGCCGCTGAACGTGCCCAGAATGTTGGCCTTGATAAGCTGAACTTCAGCGGGAAAATTACCGAAGCTGACATGAAGAAAGCGCTTGCTATGGGCCGGGCTAATCCAGCCTTCCAAGAAGCGCGGAAACTGTACAACGAGTACAACAAGGGTTTGATTGAGTTTGCCGTTAAAGCTGGTGCGATGAGTAAAGAGCTAGGGGCTAAGCTTCTCGCTAAAGGCGATTACATTCCTTACTACCGTATCCGAGGCGGTGTTGCTGAGCTGTTGATTGGCGGTGAGAAGCCTATCCAGATTGGCGATACGAAGAGCCAGCCTTATCTAAAAGAACTTATTGGTGGCGATGAGGCCATCATGGACTTCTTCACGTCGTCGCTGCAGAACACTAGCCTGCTGACGGACATGGCGCTGCGCAACATGGCGACATACCAAGCGGCTAACGTGCTGAAAGATCTAGGCGTAGCTAAGGTTGTTAAGGGTACTGGTCCAGCAGGCAAAGACGTCATTCGCTTTAAGTACAACGGCGATGAATACTACGCGCAGATTGATACACAGGCTAAAGAAGATTTGTTTGGTGATATTCCATCTGAACTTATCGTCACTGGCATGGAAGGTATTAAGGTCATTGTCCCTGGTGTCGTTCGTGGTCTTGCTGGCCCGGCTAATATTCTGCGTAAATTTATTACGCGTGACCCCCGCTATGCAGTGCGTCAGGTTTTCCGTGATTCGCTGACGGCGTCCATGACTACTGGATCAAACATGATCCCGCTGGTTTCTACGATGGGTCAGCTAAGCACGCTTTACAAAGAAGGTGCCGGTGCTCTTCAACGACGTGGTATAACAACCGGGCAGGTCATTACCGGCGCTCCTGAAGACATGAACAAGATTCTTCAGCAGATCACTTCTGGTAAGCCTGGCTGGGACATGGCGATGGCTAAGCTCGATCAGTTTGCGATGGCTGGTGATGCGGCAACCCGCATGGCGCTGTACAACTCTTTCCTGAAGCAAGGACTGTCTGAGCGCGAGGCCACCATGGCTACGCTGGAGTCGATGAACTTTGGACGCCGTGGCGTATCGCCTTCGATCTACTTCCTGAACGCAACTGTTCCGTTCTTCAATGCCGGTATTCAGGGTCTGGATGTTCTGTACCGTGCGTTCACTAACCAGATGCAGTACGCCGAGCAGTTGAAGGTTAAGCAGAAGCTGTTGGCTCGGGGCGCTTTGATGGCTGCGTTTACATGGGCTTATGTCGCCATGATGCAGGACGATGAGGCGTACAAGAACGCTACCCCAGAGCAGCGTTACGGCAACTGGTTCATTCGTATCCCAGGTATGGAAGAGCCGTTCCGGGTGCCTATCCCGTTTGAATTGGGCTTGATCTTCAAGGCTATCCCAGAAGGTTTGATGAACGCTGCCATCTCGGATGAGAAAGGCTCGAAGATTGCTGGCGATCTGTTTAAGCAGATGATGCGTTCAATGCCGGGTAATCCAGCAGAAGCTGGCGTACCGGTACCAACATTCATGAAGCCGCTGATCGAGACGGCGCTGAACAAGTCGTTCTTTACGAACCGTGACATTGTTGATGCCCGGTTAGAAGGTCTTGATAAGCGCTTCCAGTACCGCGACAAAACGCCTGAGTTGTTGAAGATTCTTGGCCCGTTGTTCGAGGTTATTAATCTGTCTCCTGTACAGGTTGAGAATCTAGTCCGTGGTTACACTGGCTCGCTGGGTGTTGGTTTACTAAGCGTTGTTGACCCGATCTTACGCACTAAAGAAGCTGGCGCTGCTGCACCAAAAGGCATGTCAGAGGTGCCGTTCGTTGGTCCAATCATCGGCGGTCTGTTCCAGCCTAACGACGCTGGGCGCGTAATTAACGAAGCCTACGACAGCGTCAAGGAGATCCAGTCTCGTCAGAACACGTATCGGAAACTGAGAGAAGAAGGCCAGACCAAAGAAGCTGAGGAATACCTGAAAGAAAATCTGCCTGCTTTACAGGCTTCGTCTGCGGCAGGTGCTTTCCGTCAGCAGATGGGTGAAATTACTAAGGCTGAGCGTGCAGTCAAAGCAGCTCCTCCCGACATGATGACGCCTGAACAGAAACGGAAACGCCTTGACGAATTGCGCGAGTTGAAGAATAACTTGGCTCGTCGGATGAACGAACTCAGCGCACGAACAGAACGCCAAGCCGCCCGTTAAAGATACAGACATGTGTCTTGCCGTAAACGCCAGAACCTATGGCGGCTTTGGCTATCTCTAAACGGACGGTTTCGGTGTCGAGGCAGGGGACGAAAAACCCCTGCCCCTTTTTAAGCTGCTTCCAAGGATAGCGGCGTACTAGTTTCTTCATCGCCCTCGATCTTCCGGGAGATCTTTATTGCGTTGACTCGGGTTGGCGGTCCCTTGGTTTTCGACATCAGATCTTTCTTCAGGTAGGACACGGCGTATTTACTCTCCATCTCCTTCTTGAAGTCTGAGTACCCGAAGCTGTGTTCGTTGCAGTACTTCTTCAGGCGCTTCTCTTCGATGTAGTAGTCGATATGCCCCGGCGTTACGCCATGCTCAACCCTACCGCAGACCTCAGTCCGTGAAGTACTGACGTCGATCACCCCATCATCGCCAAGCGAAGCGGTCAACGCACCGTTCAATGTCTTAACGATAATAAGTTTGCCGTAGTAGTCTGACGTGTAGGAGTTCAGCACATCTTCAGCCGTGCGCAGATTGCCCTTCCTTACGCCTCGGGCATCATCAACTAGGCTCTTCAGAAAGCGAATCACCGTCTCGATGGGGTAACGCATAATCCCAGCTTCAGCCGCCAGCATTGCGCCAGCCACCACGGTAGTACATCCAACCTGCCAGAAGCGTTCCTGACTGACGAAGTTCATTTCTTTCTTCAGTCTGATGCCGACTTCACGCACCACCTGCCTAGCCCTATCAGGGTTATCCACTAACCACTGCACATACATGTGACCAGCAACGCCGTAGTTCATTCGTAGGCTTTCGATCAGCGCTTCATCTTCAGGCGTGAGGCTCAGAACCTGGGTCGGATTCCACTCCAGCAAGCGAAGCATCTCACCTTGGGACGAATGTTCCCGGCTATCCAGCAAGTCCTTGGCGTGCGTATTGGAGGTGAATAGCGTCTGCGTCTGCCATTGCGTGTCATTGATTCGCTCTTTGTTAGCTCCCGATTCCATCCGGTCTTTACCCTGACCTTCAGACATATCCAACAAGAAAGCCGAGAACCATTCAGGAGCAGTGCGGTTCTTCTGTGTGATCTCGTCTGACAGCAGGGGCAGGTTCTTCAGCAGGCCAAGGCGTTGCTGCATCGTTACGTCTGATGTGCCTTTGCCTGTGCGGTAGTAAACCGGATGCCCCCAGACGCTAGATACGAGGTCCATCGAGAGCGACTTACCCGTACCGGAATCTGTTGACCCGATGTGCCATGTCAACCCGTTAAAGGTTGTGTAGCGCATCAGCGGTGTGGCAAAGGCGATCAGAGACATCGTCAGCACGCCGTCTAGTTTGTGCCGCATGATCATGTTGACCACCTTGCGCCACTCGTCGATGGATCCGGTTGGCCTACAAGCTTTGTTCAGGTTGCCCAGGTGCCGCATCGGGATGTGCCGTGGAGGCAGACCAGCCGAATAGATATGCTCGTTAAAGACAAATGTCCCGTCCTCTTGCCATCCGTAGCTGGGCGGCACCTTGATGACTCGGTTGTTGATGGAGGCTTCTTCCACTGCCGACCGGACGTACTCGAACAGGTTTTTATCGTTCCAGCCACCAGACGCTAGGACGTTCTGCTCAGCCAGCGCCTTCAGGGTTTCGTCCTTGGATACCACCGCCCTCTGATTCAGCGTGACTTCCATCGCTCCTGTGGCACGCAGGGCTACCATGTGGACCATGTGCTCGTCTTCGTGCTGAAGGATATTAACTACAAACAAGTCATAGGGAAGAATCATTACCTGCTTGGTAACATCTTTTCCTTCGTCGTCCTGCATCTTGACGTCCCGAAACACACCGCCTTTTGCCCCGAAAGAAAAGCCCTTCGGCGCGGCTGGTCTGCGCAGGGTAGTCGTGGATATGGGTGCGGCTTCGGGCAGGTCTACGGTCTGTTCTGCGGGTTCTGGGAGGACAATCTCCTTGGCTTCCGTCTCTACCTTCAGCTTCCGACCCAGCGCCAAAGGGTTGGTGATCTTGCCGAAATGGGGACAGCTTGTGCAGATGCCGGGGTTCTCAGAGTCCAGTTTCAGACAGGGGTACGGCCCCTTGATCTCCCGTAGCTTCTGCGCCATCCGGTCTGGGGTATAGGGGTGCAGTTCCGACAGCTTAATCGCCCACTCCCCACCGTCATCGCATTTTTGCGCTAATGACAGCATCCCACGCCAGAGCGGCTCCATCCCATCTTCTTGGGCATGGCTCATGTAGTGAGCTAGTTGTCCGCACCCTGTACCTTCTTCCGTACGCTTGGCGATCTGGGCGAACAGCGTTTCACTATTCTCGATCAGCTTCAGCGTTGTCGTAGTGGGCGCAGTCTTGGGACGTTGCCCCGGTAGGCTGGCGAGCGTGTTCTCGTAGGTAGGTGCCTTCAGCTTAGACTTGATAAAGGAGTCCAGCTCAAACAGAGAAAACTCCCTGCTGTGTGCCTGAAGAACCTTGACCGGGCGTGGCTTAGCCTTCTTGAAGTTAAACGTACCCGGTACGCGCAGTACCCTCGCGGCGTCAGCCGTGCAGTTCCAGTCGATGATCAGACCTTCTTGCTTGCACAGACGTTTAAAGTTTTCAGCTATTGGTTTCCACTGAGCGATAGGCACTTCCTCATCGAAAGGCCAGTAGATGTGAAAGCCACCCCCCGATGACACGACGATAGGCTGACCGAGTTCGGCCATGCCTGTCTCCCCCATGAACTTCTCGAACGCGGCAATCGCTTCCTGTCGACTCTGGTAGGCCTTCTCACCGCCGAGGTCTACGTCCATGAACAACGACTTCATAGACTTAGCGTTGTCAGCTAAGCGGTTATCAGGCGTACGAAAGTTCGCTAAGGCGAAGTACGCGTCTTTATTCTCTGCCGCAAACTTGTTTGCAGCATCTAGCACTTCATCGAGCGTGTCGACGAAGATGTGTTCCTTCTTAGCAGTCGTGAACTCAGCAACGCAGTAAACGCCAGAGGAAGGAAGCACAGCCGCTAGAAAATCAAGCGGTTGCATAAAGTCCCCTTTGTTTACGCGTTGTGTAGTTTTTTGTCGAGCGTATGTACTACGTTATCTAGTTCTTGAATCCGCGCCGCAAGACGCTTCACGAGTTCGCGCTGAGCTTCTATGGGTAAACTTTCATCGTCTAACCACAGGTCACAGTACTTAACTAGTTCTTTATCGGTCAGAGCTTGAGGTTGAAAGTTGTACATAAAATTCTCCACGCATCGTCGGTTTGAGATGTTTTCTTTAATACGGCAATCACCTGCGCCACGCGCTCTTGATACGCTGGCGTTACATCGGTTGCTCCCGTAAACCAGTTGTAAATCGTTTGTCGACTCGCGCCGACTATCTGGGAAATACGCTGCATTGATACGTCACGGCGCACTGCCCAGCGCCCAAGCTCGGTACCAAGACCTTCTGGGGCGTCATGTATTGTTTCGATTATCTTTTGTGAGTAAGGCATAGCGTCCAAGGGGTGCCGAAGCACCCCTGTATCAGGTTAGTCGTCTGTATCCCATTCTGCAACTGTATCAGCCAAGGTTGATTTCTTAGCTGTGGGTGCTGGAGCGGCTTTCTCCTTGCGGACTTCAGGCTCATCCACTTCTTCGGCAACAGCCTCGGGTTCGGGTTTTACCTTAGTCTTTGCAGGAGGCTTACCCTCTATGGCAACGGGCTGCACGGAGTCAGTCTGCGCCACCGTCATGGTGATAGCGCGGAGCGCATCAGCAGTCTTACCCTGCTTAATAGAAGCCTCGTGCTCTTCGTCTGTCAGCCAGCGCATAGGCTTGAAGAACAGCTTGGGGGACTCAGACTTGGTATCGAACTTCATCCGTGTCACAACCGTGTCAGGGCTTACCGACTGAGCCGCCAGCCAGCGTGCGTACGCTTGCAGAGGACGGTTCTCGCCTTCTTCTTTACCGAAGATAGACGTTGCGGGAAGCTGCAACTGAAGCACATCGCCTTCAACATCGTTAGCCAGGACCACAGCAAGACGCTGAGAGTAGCGGCAAGCACGCGATTCACCGGCACCAGACCCCTTGATATTCTGGGGACAAGACGCACAGGTTTCTGCCTGTTTGTCTTTAGCAGACGCATCGGGCTTCTCACCATCAGCAGACCAGCAACTAGGTGCCGTTGCGGCATCGGCGTTGTAAGCGCCAGCATAGAACGTGCGCCCAATCTTCTGAGCGGCATTGACAATCACCACATCGAGGTAGCGCTCTTCGATAGCGGCAACTTCTTTACCGTCAGACATCAGACGGAACACACCACCTTTGATCGAGATACGCTTACCACCGCCCCCACCGCCACCGGTGAGAGCCTTAGCTACGGCAGATAATTCGCCCTTTTTCGCAAACGCCGGGACTTGCGCTGGGTTAAATGCAACTACGTTACTCATTTGCAGCTCCTTTTTATTTATCCATTCTTACTTGATCGTCTTTGTAGCGCTGAGGATCGCAAGGCGCTAACACAAACGCAATTGTTTCGTTGGTTTTTTCGTCAGTGATGTACTGAACGCCCCATGAATCACGTCCTTCTAAAGCGAGCCAAGCTTCGTTGAGTTCTTTTAGGGTTTTAAAACCTTGTTTCATACCAACAGGCATGACTTGCGTTGCTGTTAAAACATATGTACTCATTTACATCTCCTTTACTTCGTGGGTTTGCGGACAGTTATCGTGTATTCGCTGTCCGAGTTTAGGCCCGGAGGTACCACGCCGGGATTTTCTTCAAGAAACTGCTTCATGTTGCCCTGAGCGATGCGGCGTTCCAACAACTCGACTGCCTCATTCTCAAGAACGAACTTCTTAAACGAGTCCCAATCCTGCGTTGAATAGCGCGTCTTGGTACTCAGGATGACTGTGCCCGATGCGGTGTTCAAGGACTTGCCGCCCATCTTCAGCATGCGGTCCTTCAACTCGCCGGAGATTTCGTTCTTCACGCTCTCCAGCCCTTCGAGCTTCGTTTCGTACTCTTTGGTTAGTTCTTGAATCTTGGCGCGCACGTTGCGATACGAACGCACCAGCTTATCAATTGGGATTTCATTTGCTTCCATTTGCATGCTCCTTTTTATTTTTTACAATTTTGTCCAACATTTTACTTCCTGTCAACTACGGTTTCAACACCTCCTCGTACAGCTTGACCAGCATATTGTTATCCTCAACACGTTCTGCTAAGCGCTTGAACATCTTCCGCTCGATGTCACTACCTTGTATATGTATTACCGTCACCTTGTCGCTGGTCTGCCCCTTACGGTCTGACCGCGCACAGCACTGGATGTAGGTTTCGGTTGACATCACCGGCCCCCAGAAGATCACTGTATCGGCGGCAGTCAACGTAACGCCGTGCGAAGCGGCTTGTGGCTGGATCACCAGCACACGCGGTGAGTCTGTCTCCTGAAACTTCTTGAAGATCTGCGTACGTTTGTTGGGCGATACGTCACCGTGGATCTGTTCGCAGTCGATATTGTTCTGCTGCAAGTGTGTAGTGATCGTGTCCATGCTATGTCGGTAGGGGGCAAACACCAGCACCTTGCGGTTAGTTTCCTCCAGCGCTTCCATTAGCACGTTCAGCCTTGGCGTACAGTCAAACTCGATGACCTCGGCGTTATCTGAGTAAGCCGCACCTGCACTTATCTGCAACAGCTTATTGACTTCGCCTGCCGCGTTCACGGCGGTGATCGTCTCGCCTGCGGCACGCACCAGCATCTGCTCCCGCAACATCATGTAGTACTTCTTCTGCTGGGGAGTGAGCGGCACCTCTCGCGTCTCGGTAATGACAGGCGGTAAGTCTAAGCACTGTGCTTTCGTAAAACGTATTGCTGGTTGCAGGGCGTTGTGGATCTTCTCCTGTGCATCCATCTTGGGTAGCCACTTGAACATCGACACCTTGTTCATGGTCGTGTCCCGCCATGCGGTGAAGAAGCGCGGCACACCGTTGGGGTTGACTAGCTTGGCTAGGCCATAGGCATCCAGCGGTGACTGCGAGGCTGGGGTTCCCGTCATCATCCAGAGCATCGTGTTCGGGTTGAGGATCTTCAGCAGTGACTTCCAGCGCTTCGTTGATACGTTCTTGTAGGCGTTGGCCTCGTCAGCGATGATTAGATCAAAGCGCCCATCGTTTACAATCTCGTCGGCAATCAGGTTCAGTCCGTCATAGTTTGTTATCACGAACTCGTAGTCACCCTGCACCATCTCGATACGGCGTGCGGCTTGTTGGTGATGCGCGATGATTGCGCTACGGTGAATGATGCTGTTCTGAAGATCCTGCATCCACGCTGAGTGCATAATTGAGATAGGACAGAGAATCAGACAGCGCCGCACTTGCTTCGTCGACATCAGGTAGTCAGCTGCCCACAGAGCAGACAGTGTTTTACCTGTGCCCGGCTCAGAGAACACGAACGCACGCCGGTTCAGCGTGAGGAAAGCAGCCGTGTCAATTTGGTGTGCCATAGGCTTAAACCGCCCCGGCCAGTCGTATCGCGCAGTGATTGGCGATGGGACATTCTTGACGCCTAAGTTTCTAAGAACTCGCACCTCATCAAGACCCCACTTAACTGCTACTTCGTATACACCGTTGACTTCGTTTACTACTTTCGACTTCGGAATTATGTTGTACTTCTCTGGGTTGCGCGTCCGAAGTACCAGCGCTTTGTTATCGACTATTTGCATTTACATACCTTTCAACCGCAAGATTTCTGATACGCCTCGCTCTTCGCGTTGGGGTGTTATGTACGCCCACCCCCCTGCAATTTCGTAATCGAGAAAGCTGTTCTTCATCAACGTGTTGGCTATCTTTCGCCAATCTTCGTCCAGCTTTTCTCGTGGAACCCATGTGTACTCGTACTTCAAATACCACAGATCCGCAAGCTGCTGTGGTGTTAGTTCATTCACTTGTTGTCACCCTGGTTCGCTTTCTTCGAGCGCAGACGCAGGTTGCTTGGCGTTGACTTTCCACCCTTACGCAACGGCGTGATGTGGTCGATGTCTTTGCCTGCGCGGTCAATTCCTTTTTTATCGTACAGACGGCGTGCGCGTTGACGTTCGTGTTGGTCACTGCCGGGACCAGACTTTCCGGTTTTCAGATCTTGCTTGTATTCCTTTTTGTAATCGCGTGCCATGTTGGCTCCTAATGTTTGGGGTTGAACTCGCATGTTTTAACCGGGCACCATCCGCATAGCGGCGTTTGGTTTGGGTTCCAGACGTTGTGTTCAAAAGCGGAAGAAAGCTTTGACACC